ACGCTCCGAGCCGCAGCACGCTACTTACGACGAAATAGTTAGCGTAACCCCTGCGGGCCGGGAAGAAGTGTTTGACGTGGAAGTTGACCGTACCGAGAACTTTATCGCCAACGGAGTGGTGAGTCATAATACGCGCTGGAGTAAGCGTGACCTGACCGGACAGGTGCTGAAGTCCTCCATGCAGCGCGGTGGTAAGGAGTGGGAGGTCATAGAGTTTCCTGCAATCCTACCGTCAGGCAATCCGCTGTGGCCGGAGTTCTGGCCTATGGATGAACTAACCGCGCTGAAGACGGAATTGCCGAACAGCAAGTGGATGGCGCAGTACCAGCAGAACCCCACGTCAGACCAGAGTGCAATAATTAAGCGAGAGTGGTGGCAGGTGTGGGAGGGCGACGAGCCACCAGCATGTGAGTTCACCCTACAATCTTGGGATACGGCGTTCGAGAAAACCCAGCGTGCCGACTATTCGGCGCTAACCATGTGGGGCGTGTTCTATAAGGAAGACGATAATGGGACTACTCAGCCGAACATAATCCTACTTAATGCGTTCCGTGAACGGATGGAGTTTCCGCGGCTGAAGCAGGTCGCCATCGACCAGTATAAGGAGTGGGAACCCGACGGGCTGATAATCGAGAAGAAAGCCTCGGGCGCGCCGCTCATATACGAGCTTAGGGCCATGGGCTTACCCGTGCAGGAGTACACCCCGACAAGGGGCAATGACAAGATAAGCAGGCTCAACGCCGTGGCGGACATATTCGCGTCAGGTCGTGTGTGGGCACCAGCAACGCACTGGGCTGAAGAAGTCGTAGATGAAGTAGCTGAGTTCCCCGCAGGCTCACACGACGACTATGTTGATAGCCTGAGTTTGGCGATGATGCGGTTTCGTCAGGGGGGCTATGTGACTACGCTACTAGACGAAGACGAGGAACAAAGGTACTTTAGGGGCCGCAGTTCCAGAAAAGGGTATTATTAATGGCCGTCGATAAGTCGCTGAACCAAGCCCCGATGGGCCTCCCCGCCATGCCCATGGGTGGTCCTATGGAAGAAGATGGCGAGGTTATGGATATTGAGGTAGTCGTAGAAGAAGACGACCCCGACATGATGGAAATCATCCTAGGCGACGGTGAAGACGAAGACCGCGAAGCTGAGTTCGATGAGAACATGGCCGAGTGGTTGGACGACGACGTGCTTACTTCTCTGTCTAGTGACCTACTGTCTGACTATGAAGACGACGTAGCCTCCCGCAAGGAGTGGATACAGACATACGTGGATGGTCTGGACCTGCTGGGTATGAAGATCGAAGACCGGACGGAGCCATGGGAAGGCGCGTGCGGCGTACACCACCCACTGCTGGCTGAAGCACTGGTGAAATTCCAAGCTGAAACGATGATGGAGACATTCCCAGCGTCAGGGCCAGTGAAAACACAGATTATTGGCAAGGATACACTAGAAAAACGCGAGGCAGCGTCCCGTGTCCAAGACGATATGAACTACCAGCTTACCGAACGGATGGTTGAGTACCGCCCCGAGCATGAAAGAATGCTGTGGGGGCTGGGCCTAGCCGGAAATGCGTTCAAAAAGTGCTATTTTGACCCTAATTTGGACCGCCAGACGGCCATGTATATCCCCGCGGAAGACGTTGTGGTGCCATATGGGGCTTCCAACCTAGAAACCGCCGAGCGCGTGACGCATGTGATGCGGAAAACGCCAAACGAGCTTAAAAAGCTCCAAAATTCGGGTTTTTACCTAGGTACAGACCTAGGGGAACCAACAAACACCCTAGATGAAGTCGAAAAAGAGATAGCCAGCAAGATGGGCTTCCGTGCGGAGTCCGATGAGCGGTACAAACTACTCGAAATGCACGTCAACCTCACCATTGAAGACGATTACTTCACCGAAGACGACGAAATTGCACGTCCATACGTGGTGACAATGGATAAGGCGTCAGGCGAAATCCTTGCCATACGCCGGAACTGGGGGGAAGATGATAAGAGAAAAACCAAGCGCAACCACTTCGTACACTACTCCTATGTACCGGGCTTTGGGTTTTATGCTTTTGGACTTATCCATCTTATTGGTGCTTTCGCTAAGTCTGGTACTAGCCTTATCCGTCAGCTTGTTGATGCTGGTACCCTATCTAATCTACCGGGGGGCTTCAAAACTAAAAGCCTCCGCATCAAGGGCGATAATACGCCTATCGGGCCGGGGGAGTTCAGGGACGTAGACGTTGGTTCTGGCACCATGCGTGACAACATCATGCCGTTGCCATTCAAAGAGCCTAGCCAAGTTCTGTACTCCCTTCTGAATACTATCGTAGAAGAAGGCAGGCGCTTCGCGTCCGCAGCCGACATGAAGGTGTCTGACATGAGTGCGCAGGCACCTGTGGGCACAACGCTGGCTATCCTTGAGCGTACACTGAAGATAATGTCGGCCATTCAGGCTCGCATCCACTATTCGATGCGGCAGGAGTTTCGCATCCTGAAGGGGATTATCCGCGACAATACCGACGACGAATACAGCTACGAGCCAGAAGAAGGTGAACCATCGGCCAAGCAGGCTGATTACGATAGCGTGGATGTTATTCCCGTTAGTGATCCTAACGCAGCCACAATGGCTCAGAAGGTCGTGCAGTACCAAGCTGTGCTTCAACTGGCACAAGGTGCGCCGCAACTGTACAACCTCCCGCTGCTCCACCGCCAGATGCTGGAAGTCCTTGGTATCAAGGAAGCCAATAAGCTGGTCCCCATGCCAGAGGACAACGAGCAGCCGCATGACCCTGTCAGTGAGAATATGAATGTCATTAACGGCAAGCCCGTGAAGGCGTTTATCTATCAGGACCATGAGGCACATATCACGGTCCATATGTCAGCCATGCAAGACCCCAAGATACGGCAGCTAATGGGCCAGAACCCAGCGGCGCAGACCATGATGGCGGCTATGAATGCTCATATTTCAGAGCATCTGGCGTTCGAGTATCGCAAGCAGATCGAAGAGCAGGCAGGCGTGCCATACCCAGCCCCAGATGCGAAGATGGACGAGCAGACCGAAGTGGATATTTCCCGTCTTGCTGCCGCAGCCGCTCAAGGCTTGTCGCAGAAGAACCAGCAGGAGGCTGCGCAGAAGAAGGCGCAGGAGGCCCAGCAAGACCCCATCGTGCAGATGCAGCAGAAGGAGTTGGAACTGAAGGGCCGCGAACTGGATATCAAGGAGAAGAAGCTCATCATCGACGGGGCGGAAGCAAACGACCGCCTCAACCTCGACAAGGAGCGCATTGCTTCGCAGGAACGGATGAAGGGTCTGGACGTGGGTGCCAAAGTCTCCACCGCCAAAGCCCAGCTATCCGCCAAGGAGCAAGAAGCAGGACTGCGTATGGGCGTCGAAATCGCCAAGACCGCAGCACAAGAAGCAGAGCGGGAAACAGACCGCAAAGCACAGGCCGAAGCGAACAATGTTGATAGGGCCACACAGCTACTACAACAGGCTGCGCAAAGCGAAGAAGCACCTGAAGCACCACAAGGAGGGGAATAATGGAAGAGGGAATGCTCGCTCACCTAGCGAGAAAGATAGACGAAGACATTGCGTCTACTACCGAAGGCTTAGCCAGCGGTGGGGCTAAAGACTACGCCGAATATAAGTACGCCTGTGGGACCGTCCGCGGTATGCTTATGTCCAAAAATCACATTATCGAACTAGCGCAAAGGTTGGAACACGACGATGATTAAAACAAAGGTCGCCACAAAAAGCGATATCGACATGGAAGAAGTAGCATCCAAACAGCTTCCAGAACCATCAGGATACCGCATCCTGTGTATGGTACCCAAAGCGGAAAAGAAGTTCACCAGTGGACTGATTAAGTCGGACATTACCCTCGCGAATGAAGAGATACTGGCGACAGTTCTGTTCGTCATGCGGGTAGGCCCGGACGCTTACGCAGATAAGACACGCTTTCCCAACGGACCATGGTGCAAGGAAGGCGACTTTGTCGTTGTCCGCCCCCATGCAGGCTCACGCCTGAAAATCCACGGGCAAGAATTTCGTGTGATTAACGACGACTCCATCGAAGCCGTTGTCCAAGACCCACGCGGGATTTACCGCGCATAACTAAGGGGAATACCAATGCCAAAAGCAACAAAACAGAACGAATACATGGAAGACGATGATCTTGAGGTATCGCTAGAAGAAGACGATGAGCTTGAGATTGAGGTGGAAGACGATACTCCTGAAGAAGACAGGAACCGCCAACCACTACCAAAGGAACTTGTCGAAGAACTTGAGGAAGACGAACTCGGGGAATACTCCGACAAGGTCAAGCAGCGTCTGAAGCAGCTTAAGAAGGTTTGGCACGATGAACGTCGTGACAAAGAGAAAGCATCCCGCGAACAGCATGAGGCTCTGTCTTTTGCCAATCGCATGATGGAAGAAAACAAGCGGCTCAAGGGCACGCTTGAACAGGGTGAGAAGTCCCTGATTTCCAGTTGGGGCGAGAGCGCCGCTAATGCGGTAGAAATCGCTAAACGCGAATATAAAGAAGCCTATGAAGCTGGCGATAGCGACAAGTTGTTGGACGCTCAGACCAAACTGAATGACGCTACGTATCGGGCTAATCAAGTAAAAGGCTATAGACCTACTTTACAATCTCCAACAGAAGAGGTACCACAACAGCAGCCGAATATTCCTCGGCCTGACTCCAAGACTATGGCGTGGCAAGAGCGCAATGGTTGGTGGGGCACAGACCCGGAAATGACTGCTACCGCACTAGGGCTTCATCAAAAGCTACAGCGTGAACGCGGTGACTCCTATGTGGGTTCCGATGAATACTGGCAGGCCGTCGACACAACGATGAAGCGCCGGTTCCCCGAGTATTTCGGGGATGATGAAGATGCTGCGGCGTCAGATACGCCCCGCAGGAAGGCCAAGGCCGCTAATGTAGTCGCGCCTGCTTCACGAAGTACCTCCCCCAAAAAAGTCGTACTCAAGGCATCACAACTGGCAATCGCTAGGAAGTTGGGCCTTACCCCTAAGCAATATGCTGAAGAACTCGTGAAAATGGAGTCAGGTCAATGACCGATGTAAAACGCACTGCCGATAGCTCGTCCGACGCCCGAATTGATAGGGTACTGAACACTCGTGAGCATCAGGAACGCCCAAAGGTATGGCAACCAGCATCCACGCTGCCAGAGCCTGTTAAAGAAGCCGGATACAACTATCGTTGGGTTCGCGTTTCTAGCATGGGTAAGAATGACGCTTCTAACGTATCGGGTAAGATGCGCGAAGGATGGGAACCAGTCCGAATGGAAGAACAGCCTCAATTTAAGATGCTGGCCGACCCTGACAGCCGGTTCACCGATAACATCGAAGTAGGCGGATTGCTTCTCTGCAAGATGCCAACGGAAATGGTAAACCAACGCTCTGATTACTTTTCTAACCAGAATAAAGCGCAAATGGAGTCGGTTGATAACAACTTCATGCGCGAAAGTGATCCACGTATGCCGCTTTTCAAAGAGCGGAAAACTAAGACCGAATTTGGTCGTGGCAAATAGAATAGGAGTCTAACATGGCATACCCTGTAGTTGAAGCGCCATATGGCCTTCGTCCAGTCAACTTGATTGGTTCACAGGTATTTGCTGGTGCAACGCGCAGCATTCCAATCACCTCTGCTTCGGCAACAGCCATTTTCTATGGTGACGTTGTTAAGCTGACAAGTGCAGGAACGCTGGAAAAAGACACCGGCACTAATACCGCAACACCTGTGGGCGTTTTCCTTGGTTGCTCGTACACCGATGCTACCTATGGCAAGACGTTCCGTCAGTCCTACCCCGGCGCTGTTACGGCTTCGGATATCGACGCCTACGTATCAGACGACCCAAGCGTATTATACAAGGTTGCTGTTGTTTCGGCTACGACCACCATTGGTGGCGTGACGCGCACAGTTGTCGGAAACAACGCTGTATTGGTCCAGAACGCAGGTTCCGCAACCACTGGCAATTCCGCAGTAGCCGCAAACGCGACCACGAACACCACTTCAACGTGGCCTGTTCGTATCGTGGACGTAGTTGCTGAAACGGTAAACTCCGCTGGTTCGTATACTGAAGTCCTCGTCAAGTGGAACGCCGGTATGCACCAATATAACAACCCAACCGGCGTCTAAGGGAGACTGACCATGGCAATTTCACGCGCACAACTGCTGAAAGAACTGCTTCCGGGCCTGAACGCTTTGTTCGGTTTGGAATATAAGCGGTACGGCGAAGAACATAAGGAAATCTACGAGACTGAAACCTCGGAACGTTCCTTTGAAGAAGAAACGAAGCTCTCGGGCTTTGGGGCTGCTCCGGTGAAGGATGAAGGCACAGGCATCGAATACGATACTGCGCAGGAAGCATTCACCTCTCGCTATACCCACGAGACAATCGCTCTCGGCTTCTCCATCACGGAAGAAGCAGTCGAAGATAACCTCTACGACTCCCTGTCCTCGCGGTATACCAAGGGTCTGGCACGTGCCATGGCCTATACCAAGCAGGTCAAGGCGGCGGCTACCTTGAATAACGGTTTTAGCGGTAGCTACGTAGGTGGCGACGGTGTAGCCTTGTTCTCGAATGCTCACCCTCTGGTATCTGGTGGTACTAACTCGAACATCCCATCTACTCCGGCTGATTTGAACGAAACTTCCTTGGAAGCAGCGGTCATTCAGATTTCGGCTTGGACGGATGAACGGGGTCTGCTGATCGCTGCAAAGCCGAAGAAGCTGATTATCCCACCGGCCTTGCAGTTCGTTGCTACTCGCTTGCTCGAAACCGAGCTTCGCGTTGGCACTGCTGACAACGACCTGAACGCTCTCCGCACCAATGGGGCAATCCCTGACGGCTACGGCGTTCACCACTGGCTGACCGATACGAACGCATGGTTCTTGACCACTGACGTTCCAAACGGCCTCAAGCACTTCACCCGTGCAGCTATGTCGACAGGCATGGACGGTGACTTTGAAACGGGCAACGTCCGTTACAAGGCCCGTGAACGGTACAGCTTCGGCTGGTCCGACCCTTTGGGTATGTGGGGTTCCGCAGGGGCGTAAGCCTCCTAGGACAACCAAAATAACGAGAGGGGGGATAGAAATATCTCCCCTTTCTTTTTACTTCCTTTCTGTTATCTTAGCAGGACTAGGGAATATAACGCCCGCTGACTGTCCTAGCAGACGTAGTAGAGACAGCGGGTATATGTGCTACTACACGGAGAAATTATTATGGGTACCACCACTTTTTCTGGTCCGGTTGTTTCGGACGCAGGCTTCGCCTCCAAGACCGACGACGTAGTTGTTGCGGGGGGCGCAGCCCTCCTCACTGGTACAACTTCCGCTGTTGGCATCTACGTAGGTTCGGGCGCCCCCACTGTTTCGGCAGCGAAAGGTTCACTCTACCTTCGCACTGACGGCAGCGGCATCGCAGACCGTGCGTATATTAACACAGACGGCGCTACTACATGGGCCGCAGTTTCCACCGCAGCCTAATAGGGGGTAACTATGCAGACCGATGTTAAAGCCACAAAACCGTTAACCTCGACTGGGGCGTTCGTGGATGCGAATGACAATGCAGTAGGGCGCACGCGTATAAAGGCGGTGTATATTCACCTCGCCGCCGCCGCTGGGTCTGTGGCCCTTATAGATGGGGTTGGTGGGGAGTATCTACTTACGGTGAACACCCCCACAGATGCACAGGCTGGGTGGGTACATATAGATTTACCGGGGCAAGGTATTATAGCTGAGATAGGGCTATACGCTACCCTTACGAATGTCACTTCAGTAGTAGTGTTCTACGGGTGATATGGAAAAGGAATCTCATTCTCTCGCTGGGCGTAAACTGTTCATAGGCCTACCCGCGTATGACTTCAAGGTATCCCTGAAGCTAGCTATCTCACTTGCGAAACTGGCACAGCACGCCCCTAGGCACGGTGTGGATATACAGATAGGTAGTATCTGCGGCTGCTCTGTTGTCTCCCGCGCCCGCAATCTGCTGGTGAATGACTTCTTGGAGTCTGAATGTGACACCCTGCTATTTATAGACTCCGATATAAATTTTGAAGCCGACGATGTGTTCCGGCTTATGGCTTGGACCGCGGAAAGCGGGCGGGATATTGTAGCGGGGGTGCCGCGGACCCGCAGCACAGACATGGTGTATATCGCTGATTTAGACGAAGACGAAGGTAGTCTCACCATGGATGCTAGGGGGCTAGTGAAGGCCCAACGCGTTGCAACAGCATTCATGATGATACGCCGAGAGGTAATAACCTCCTATTTGGAAACCAACCCCGAGCGTAAGTATTACGACGGTAGGCTGAAGAAGGTTGTGCCCTGCGTGTTCGACTTCCTACTGACGGAAGAAGGATACATCGGGGAAGACTTCTTGTTCTGTGACCAAGCGCGGGAGCGCGGGTTCTCCGTATGGATAGACCCC